AAAAACACCTCTTGGTATTGCAACCATCTCGCCGTCTATAGCATCAGCAATGGGAAGCTTATAAGCACCGAAGTTGTCAGCATTTTCTCCATCAAACCACAAGAATGCATTTCTATATGTAGAGCTTGGCTCATCTTCTGATCCGGTAAGCCTACGAATATTGGCAACGGCTCTGTTAGAATCCCATTGTCTGCGTGTATCTGGATCACCATCAGAATCGCGAAGAATAGGTAAATCCTGAAACGGCACCACGGTCTTAACCGCCGTTACAACAGCCATTTCATTTGCGGGGAAGGTAACAATACTAATTTCTTTCAGGTCAATTTTTTCAAGAAAATTAAGCCCTTGATCTTCGTCAAGATGACTTTCCTTTGTGATAAAGCCTATAGAAAAATCAGAAATGTCCTCGGCTTTAAGCAACTCATGAACATTTTTACCCAGATCAGTCTTGAGATTAATTTCACCCTTGACAAATAGACCTTCGGGGGTGAGACGCATTTCACCGGCTCTGAATTTACCAATTACTTTCCTGAAATCATGTTGAAATAGCATAGGAATATGACCCTTGCGGGCTTTGATTTCTTCAATGCTATCGGTAAAGGCACCTTCAACAATGATATCATCCACGCGGTCAGTATTACCAAACGTTGCCGCAAATCCCTCGACAATACCAACGCCATTCTCTTCATGAATGCGCTTAATTTCAAATTTACAGTCGAATGTTTGCTGTTTATTCATAGATTTATCCATTACGTATTTTGGAAGATGGAAGAACACCGGCAGTTTACAAGGTTGTCAATAGTTGCCCCCAAGCTACTGTCTCCAGGGTGTTTTAAACTTTGGCCCTTAACGGTAAATGGCTGTTCAATATTTCGCTTTTGAAAATCTGCATTTGCATGAGCTATCCTAACACGTTCATCGCCGACGGTCGCCCAGGTCTTCGTCGCCCTTCTTGGCAGCTCAGTAACGGTTTGAAAGGGCAAGACTGCAAGACCTGACAATACGCTTGCCTCAATCAGTTTGGCCGATTCTGCTGGCGCCTGAGTCTCCACATTCGCTATAGCGCCGACCCGCCCGTTAAATCTTCTTCTCAAATTCCTTGAGGACTCTTTGGCAACTTCTTCATTTGTTGGTTCGCGAAAAGGGTCTTCAGACCTTAGATCAGTAAGGGCGTTCTGGACGGACTCAAAAGCATCGTTATTGCTTGTGTTAACTATAAAAGCGGACTGTGTCTCGGCCCGGCTTGCGGAAAAAATAGAAAACGCTGCTCCGATTATTGCAATATCTTCTAAGGTAACCTCTTCATCCTGCTTAATGACAAGATCACGAACAAATTCTGATTTACGAGCATTATTTGTGAATTCACGGCCCACCCGCTGGTATTGTTTTTTTAGAGCCCCGCGCCACTCATCAATAAAAACATTGAAATCTATAATTGTCCCTGTCGCAATATAAAGATTTTCGAAATCCTTTGACATTTGCCGAAACAAACCACGGATTGATGGTATGAACGTATTTTCAAGGGCAATCTTTCGCCGCTCTTCGTCCTGCGCTTGTTCGTTAATCGACGCTTTTATATTCATTTTCAGCTATCTTCTGTGCTGCTTTTTTTCCAAGACCGCCAAGCTCCAAAGTCTTTTGAAACGCTTTTCTCTGCTCATCAGGATTAGTAATAAACCCATCTTCGCCGACAGGGATTTGAGTGCTTGGCACGTAAAGCGTATCACCACCGTCAATGGCCTCAAACCCATCAACTGACCTGATTTCATTTTGGGTAAAGGCGTTAGTCTTGGCCATGCGTTCCATTTTTTCGGCTTGTCGTATCTGTGCAACTCGCATACTCTTCGGGTCGGCCCTTAAATCAAATCTGTTTGCATCAATGCCAAACCGTGGAAATGTCGCTTTTTCGATACCTTCATAAATTATCTTTGTTAGCGGCTCAATTGCATCATCAAATAAAGCAAGAACTGAACTCCGGTAATTGTCTAAAGTTTGAGCCCCTTTGTTAATAATAGCCAGTGGGACTTTATATCGATCAGCAATTGCATCTGCACTTAGAACCAGAAGTGCTGCATAGTCCATCTCTTTATTCGTCATTGTGAAGCTGTCATATTTCAGACCGCCATCCAACAATAACGGCCGCCCACTATTCAGCGCCCCTTGGTGTTGGTCTTGCATTTGCTCCTTAAGACGCGCAAATTGATTATCACTCAACGCTTGTTCCGTTACAAATCCGCCTTCAGGACGCATACCGTTCTTTAACAGACTTGCGTTATGTTGACCACCCTGAATATTTTGCAACAAATCCCAAAATAAAGCAGAAATTGGCGAACGTCCCCTCAATCCGTCATCCCGTGTTTTGCCACGAATATGGTACAGTTCAAGTAAATTACCGCGTACAAATCTAAAATCACTTGGCTTTATTCGTGTGAATGTGGCTTGCTGTGTCCGACCCGTAGTTCTTGAAAACCTATATTCTTTAACATAACCATCTTTAGCTTCTAACTCATCAACATTAAATGGTTTGGCAACGGCTAAAGCTAAAGGTCCACGATTAATATTGCCGTGCATGATAAAGAACGCATCACGAGTCAAAAGATATGATACAGCCAAATCCCCGCTGAACTGTCGCCATGTTTGCCCAAATCCAGGGTTCGCCATCAGTCTTAATACATCAGCCTCTGGCGCGTCGCTCTCGGCTGTTATCCAGTCGTTGGTTTCACGGTCAAAGATCGCTGGGGATATTTCAGAAAATCCATCGCTTATTCTGTCAACAGTAGAAGCAAGGGGCCTTGAGTTATCATAAAAATGATAGGCCCTACCTGCATCAAATGAATTTGACCAAGCAGCGAAGTTATTTATGAACAGATTACGAAATTGTCCAAAATCGTTATTGTCAGGTGGCTCTTCGGTTATTCTGGAACTGATAAAACTTTTCATTCCGGTGATGATTTTAGAAATTGTACTAGCCATTTACAGCATCCTGATATTCGGTTCTTTTGTTTGCTCAAGCATTAATTCAGTAAAAGCCCACACGACCGCATCTACCCTGTCAGGACTGTACCCCATAGACTTTTTGTTAAAATCGAGAGTAAATTGACACATTTGATCTTCAAGGTTTGGATGGGTACCAACATGTTTTATTTTGTGTTGCTCATAAAGAGCCGCCACGGGCTCCGCACGGATCACCTTACCTCTCATAGCCCTCACGGCTTTGTAAGAAACCTTACTATCAACTTGACGCAATAATGCTTCAATCATTTCCCCGCCTTGATTGACCTCTGCAACAATACGGTCAGCTTCCCATTCGTAGTAAGCTTTTACTGCATCTCTGCACCACTCTAAAGGCGTCTTACCTTGCGAGCTTAAATCCGCCAGGACATACCCTTTTTTATTCTCAGCGATACCAGCTACGATAATTCCGCATTCATCGGCGTTATCACCGCTCGTTACCGGTGGATCAACAGCAACAACTATCCTTACAAGGTCAGGTATTTTACTGACCCTATCGGCTTCAATCTGATCCCTTTGCCATAACGCGCCAGCGACATCTTCAAGCACTTCAGCATTAAGTTCCTGTCGCCCTAATCTTGTACCTTCATATTTGGCGATAACCCTTTGTCGAAATTTTGGCGAAAGATTATCTAAGTTATCGTATGTTGTGCCATGAGTGATATGAGTATCTTTTTCACTCAACAAAGCCCGTATCATTTGTGTCGGTTTTGGTGTTGTGGTGACACAAGCTTGAGGGTTATCGCCTAATCGAAGACCAAACATGAGCATATCCCACGCGTCTTGCTGGTATTGCCATGCACATAATTCGTCACACCAAGCATGAGTATGTTGCGGCCCTCGAAGCTTATCAGGTTTCTCAGCGCTATATAAATGCGCTGTAGCACCGTTTTTCCATATCACCTTGCGTTGTGAAGGTTTGAATATAGGCATATCCCACGGAGGACACACACCCATCAATCCACTTTCACCCTCAACCATTACGTCACGCGCATCAGCTGCTGTAGGGGCTACAAGCGCTATTCTAGTCTTACTATTGCCGTTTTGAGCTATATCACGTATCCACTCAGCACCAACACGTGTCTTACCATATCCACGTCCAGCTAGTAGCAACCATGTTGACCAATCGCCGTTAGGTGCAAGTTGATCAGGTCTAGCCCAAAACCGCCAATCATAAATAAGTTCGGCAGCTTGTTCATCAGATAATCTAGCGAGAAATTTCTTTCTACTAACATTAGTCATTGACCTAAGTGCTGTTGCTGAATACTCCACTAATCACCTTATTGGTGTGAAAAAAAGTCTTAGCCCACTAGATTTTAAGACTAATGACTCTATTTTACTAACCTTTGGTTTTATTTTTATCATTAGTATTCTTAAACATAGCCGCAAGTTGGTCTCTGGCACCCTCAAAGTTATGATTGACTTCTAACACCCCGCCAACTTCTTGGTGTAGGCGATCTCCGTACACCTTCGCATTATATTTGCTGGCAGCCCATTTCCTCACATCAATACGAAGTTTTGAACGCTGGACATGTTCGCCATTCAGTTGATAGCCCGGATTTTCCGGATCACTTTTTTTCATGTAATCATTTGTACCATCATCAGCAATGGCAATGATTTCATCAACAAAGATATGAGCCTGAACACTCTTCGCGTGCGCGTATTGCACCACAAAGCCATTTTTATCCTTTTTTAGCCAATTAAATATTGTTGTTTCGCAAGGCATCCCGTCTTGTCTGCCAATTTCCCGTATTGACATACCTTCTGTAATATATTGACATATTTTATCGACTATATCCTCAGTATATTTTGTACGTGGGTTTATTGGCGCGGCCATTATTTAACCCCAAAATTCTTCATTAAATTTAACCATTTTCATCTCCACTATTTTATGATATTAGCCTAATATTTGTTTTTACCATCACATTAACAACTAACCTTTCTATGATCAATTCTTATGCGCTTGCATTTGGCCATCAAGAAACCCTATTTGACGCTTTATTAACAACCAAATCTACTGCATCTGTATTGTTTTCAATGAAGACCTCAACAAAATCATCTTTGGAAAGAGTCAATTGCCACATCACAGAAGTATTTTTTGGATCATTAGATGATACCCTATTGGGTGAACCAGAATTGGCAATTACAGAACCATTTAGTGCCAAATATATGGTAATATCCTTATTGCTTCCTGATGCTGCCTCTATAGATGTGCCAATGCTTATAGGCACTCTCAAATCTTTAACCCCGTTATAAGTGGCCCTACCTCCTGCTGTTACTGTGAATTGGCTTTTACCTTCATCAGTCCATGTGCCTGCAATCAAAATGGGAGTATTCACCGCTGCTATGGTTGTTGTAGTGGGAGTGTTAAAACTAAGCAAAGCATCTGGTTTTGTATCAGCAATTGCATTGTTCAGAGAGAATTGCCATTGAACATCATCAATTGTGATGCCAGCCAATGCAGCTCCAGCACCTTTCATGACAACATTTTCAATTGTCCCAAATCCACCAGCATTGATATTGGCTGATGCAGCAGCACCTGAAACCATTGTGGCTCCTGCTGCTACAGTTGGGAATGATGTGGTGAAGGAAAATGCATCAAATGTTGCAGCGCCAAGATCTAATAGTTTTCCAGCTGCAAGAGTTACAAGAAGATTTGAGCCAAGAAATGCGCCATGTGACCCGGTAAATAATAGACCATCGGTGACAATATTGCCAAAAAGTATGCTGAATAATTGAGTTCCTGCAAGATCAGTAAGGGTTCCAAGTTTATCTGCTACTCCAATAGTCATATTGAGCATCTGGAAAATGCCTGTTCCACTGCCATCCATATTTAGCAGCGTTCCATTTGGGCAATCTATTCTGATTTGAGATATCTTTGAGCTTATTCCAACACCTGTGAGCATGGTTCCAGTGCCAGTGTATGTCAGTGTAGCAAGACCAGAACTTTGTGCACGGATATTCGAATCATTAGCCACTGCAAGACGATCTGTGCCAACGCTGACATCTCCAGTAAGAAAATATTCAGTATCAGCAGCCAAAGTAATCACTCCGACAGATGGCGCAGGAAAATCAGATTTAGACCCTACCAAAACTTGTTTTGGCAACGCTACTGGTCCCAGAGGTGCCGTCGGCGTACCTGATCTCGTGCTAATAATCTTAGTGGTCATTATACCACCTGAACATTAACATTTGAGTTTCCACCAATGGCGCGACCCCATACACTTTCTAAAGCAGTCGGCGTAGATGACGCCTGGATTAAATGAGTAACAACCAACCCAAGATCATTAATACTAGACGGCTCTGCAACAGATTCTTGAATTCTGACCGGGATTTGACCGGTATTCTGAACATCCAAAGCACCCCCCACGGCCGCACTAACTGCGGCTGTAATATCCACCCATGTATCTTTGGGTAGCGACACGTCCTGCAATGATGCCATGCTGAATCTCCAAAATCTTAAATTAATTACTGTTTTGCACAAAAAAAGCCGCCCAAGTGATCTTGAGCAGCCTAATTAACAATAAGGGTTATCCCCCTATCTTTACAAAATTTACCATACTTCATCCCCATTGGCAATAGGATTATTTGTTCCTACCAATAGGGCGAAATAATGAGCAGTACCTACCAAGCCCCCAAACTAGGTGCATTTGGGTGTATCCGTTCCGTCTTCCGAAATGCCTATCCGCCTCTATTAGGGTAACATGATTCAAGATCATATACATGCAAGCATTAAAATCAACGCCCGAATGCCGACAATTAATAAACCATCTTTTATATTGGTTCTGAAGCCTTACACGCACCTCGCTTTCGGTTTCGGAAGGTTGATGTCCAATGATATCAACTCGCGCTTCTAACGATGCGATTTTGCAGGCAACATCTTGCGCACCTAAATCATATGCGAGATGTATTTCTTCAGCTGCAAACAAATGATACTGATCGAGAGTACCCCGGCTTTCCAGGATGGTTAAGGTATCAAGGTTTGATTTTGTCAGTGTTTCGGGTGTAGCCTGCCTATTCAGGAGCTTTCGAGCCTCATGGATGTCCTCAACAGTGCAGCAAAGGCGTAATCTGATTGTATCCTCCCGAGCCCCCCCCTCGATCAACCGTGCTATTTTTTCCAGCTTTTTTGTTCCTTTGATTTCGGACTTCTGTGTTTTGGTGATCTGGTTTTTATTACTCTGAACTTTCACTTTACCCATTCTTGAGATTTCCTTCAATGCTGTAATTAGATGTGTTTTGCACTAGTGAGACCAGCTTCTTTCGAAAAACTCTTATTTCGTTAATTTTTTTTATCACCTCTTGACGAGTGAAAGGCAATGCTTTTGATATCTCGTCTGATGATTTAAGTTCCATATTATCAATTACATATCGAACGTGAACTGCCTGCCATTCTCTGTTCATTTGATCATTGGTCTCTATCTTTGCGCCATTGAATGTCGTTTCTGATACCATTATACGCTATCATTGATACAATAAAAATTATACACAATACAAATAATTCTGTCGCCTGTTGTGTGGCCCAAGCATACTTTATCAGTTTGACAAACAACCAACCTACGAAAGTGCATATAGTTCCAAAAGCCACAAATTCTCCAAAAACTTTTAGTTCATTCATAAATCACCTTTACATATTTCTAGGGCTTGCTCTGGTGTAAATCCCTCTTTTATATGAGCATCATATTTGGCTTTTCTTAATTGTGCTACAAGCTTTATAGCCTGGATATGACTATCCATATCTCTTCTAAATGCTTCTAGGGCACCCTTTGTCTTATCTTTTGATAAAGGAATATCTATAATATTATTACTCATTTAAAAACCTCCAAACATTATCAAAACCCAAAGAACTTTGCACCCGATATGAAGCAATTGATCAGTATGGATGCCATAACGATTGTCACATTTGCCAAAATCAATAAACCAATGACAGATAGTTTCTGCTAACCCCAACCACCACACACCCGTGATAACTGTCACCGCTGCACCATGGATTAAAGAGTGCGCTGATAACCAGTAATACCAAGTCGGTTGATATTTGGCCCCTGGCGGTGGCGTGGTCTTTCTGTTGCGGTTTTTACCTTTAGCCATATCATTTGATTGCAGTGCAAAATCTGCAATGGCATGGCCCATTAGAAGATATATAAATAATTCCATGATACCCATAATTTTCTTTTCAATCTAATCATGATTTTTCCAATTCTTTAATCAAAGGTTTCCAAAATTCCCACCATTTTCTAGCGTTAGAATGCTTTCGCACAAACCCGCCAAACTTATCAGCATAATCTTCCGCCCGTAATTTAGGGGTTAAACAACTAAAAGTCCCATCATCATATTGAACAAAATAAACCCTATGCCTGTATGGAGAAATACTGACTTGGGTGTTTGGGATAAAACTTCTACCCCGTCTGTTCTTCCCACTTTCTTCACCTATTAACACGCGATCCCTATGGGGTGTTTTGAGGGACTTCACTTTACATGCCGCCTTAATAAATCGGTAAATTAGGTGTATCGGCACCCAACAAGCTCGCGCTAAACTATGGAACGATAGGTATACAGGCTCAAATTCTCGATACAAACTTTTAGGCAAACTAGACATATTTTCTTTCCTAGTCATTTAAAACTCCTGTCATGGGGCGAACTCCAGCTTAAAATCTATATCTATCTTTTCCACGTCGGAGGGTGGAAAGACTTGTATCTTGTCGGAGGAAGCGGCCTTAAAGGCGGTCCCTATCTCAAAACTCCGCCCATGTATCCAGATTCTGCCCGCCGCACAACCAATGACCGCATCGTGGGCAACGATAGATATCTCATCCGCGATAAGTTGTACGCTTTCTTCCGTCCCATCAAATGTTATCTGCATGATTTATCCTTTCCTAATGTCTCAATAATCCAATCGCTTGTCTTCATATTTCTATTCCTTTTATAATTTCCATTATCTTTTTATATTTTTCGTATTCTTCTAAAGGTATTGATATTTGTTTATATCCTTCAAAAATTGGCAAAGGATTAGGGTTCCAAATAGCTATATTGTCCCTGCATGCATCTTGTATTTGGTAAAGAATTTCATTCTTCTTAAGAATATCCCTCTCAGCAATTTTCAGATAGGTGATAGGGTCTTTAAGCACATCTTCCCAATAGCTATCAAGACGGCCCACTAACTCGCAAAATCTGTTGACAAATTGCTTGTCCTCAAATTCTTTTCTCTTATCAACCACGCTGATTTTAGAAATCTTTCATTCGTCATCATCACATTGTATGGGTGGGGATGTGTTGGGTGCAGGCGTAGGATTTTCGATCCAATTTGGTCTTTCGTATTGGTCAAGAATACCATAACGAGCGCAAAACGAAAAATCTTTTTTATAAGTTCCTAGAGGCCAAGGATAGTCGCCTTTGCCATTCCAGCCCTTACCATTCGAAGCTTTAGTTTTCCCCCCCAGTAATGAAGCTACACCTTGGAAACCAAGCGCCAGCATGATAAAAAAGGCCACTATAAATAAGATTGAAAATCTAATAAGATGCAATTCCGATGGTTCTGAAAATATAGCCGCAATAAAAGATAATCCAATTATTAAAGCCGAAATCACTATGGCGAACATAGCTATTATACCTTTGGTGTTGTTTTCCATTATACCGACTCCTTAAAGTGCGGGATTTTAAATTCAATATCAACAGCCCTTGTAGGGCTAATAGGCGTTATTTTTAAATCAAATATCTCAGTTCTAAACCCCAGCATAGGCATTTGATCAAAAATATATCTCAGGGTTTTTCGAGCAATGTTTTTGGTAATTTCTTTAGTGTTTTCTAGGTTAGCGGTCTCTTCTTCCAAGCCCTTGAAGAAAGCCATAAAATTTATATGACAAATCTCTTCAGGTGTGACAATACCTGTCCACGAAGAGCTATAATAAATATTATGCATTAATTTTCCCTTCTAGTTCACAATACCATATTTTCATTCATTCTTTAAGACTATGGCCATTTTTGGTGGAGTTTAAATTGTTTCAAATTTCTGCAAGATATTGCGAAACTCTTTCTTTCCAATGAGCATTAGCAATTTCTATGGCTTTCTCGATGTCATTATATTCTCCAATAGAACCATCATCCCAACCATCAACAAAACAATAATAGAGTGTATATATTTTAGCAAAATCTTTTTTATTCCGCTTTTCAAGAGTTTCAAGAATTGTATACGTGCTGTCATATTGACTGTTCGGTGTACTTGCGTTATGACAATTACAACCGTCAAAATTAAATTCAAGCTTTTTTATTTCGTATTCACCACTCATTGTCTTTATCCATTTCCGCATAATCAGCTGTCAACCATAAGACCTCACCCCTATCCAGGATGCGAATAACACTGATTGTCCAATTCGTATCCGGGTCCCTTATTCTCAGCGGTTGATCAGGAGGGAATTTTTTTAATGCGTTAATCATATCTGATACAGTAGGATACTCTATCTTGGTGAATATTTGTTTATTACATTTTACCATTTTTCCATTCGCCTTCATAGTATTTTTGCATGTCCAAATCGTCGGGAAACAACCGATCCCAGAATTTTTTAATCCACACGCTCGTTTGATTTGTCATTGTACTGCTAGCTCCACTTCTTGAGATGAATTATTATCGCCCATACATTTACGACAAGTAACCGCGTAATGTGGTGGCCCGTATTCGATACCGTCACTCACATCTTCTTGAAGCAAGTCACCGGAGAATACGTCTTCTTTGGATATGAATTGACCGCATTGGTCGCAATTAACCTGAAACTTGGCGCTCATTTTAATTTTTCACTTCTTCAGTTTGAATTAATTTATAGCCTTGGGCATTAAGCATCCTTGCAACAAATTTTGCTGTATCAAGGTCAGCACCGGCAGCCCATATTTCGGCCTCCATTGGCACCCGCCCTGGCATCTCAGCAATTGCTGTTGACCAATCAAGGGCCGTGGGTTTTGTGACTAAGTTTGGATGGGATTTATAAAGCTGATCAATACCCTCATCCAGAAGCCTACCAACGTTATTTGGCAAAGAGGCATTCTGTTTCTTAGTAATGGCAACCAAGCGATTATAGGTTCTGGTTGGGATAATAACATCCAGCCGAGTTAGGGTAATATCACTGCTCGTTTGAGTCATTTCAAAACTCCCATTGGCATTAGATTATTTATATGTGAGTAATGAGTGACTTTTTGCCCTGCCATACTTGGATGATACCCCGTTTCTTTGTACACCCACCCGCTATGAGTCTGGTAATGCCTGTAGTTTAAAAACGCCAGTTCATTTTCTAATTCCCCGACCTCATTGCCATCGATCAATTTCCTTTTTTGCACCACACACAACATTCGTTCATCGTCCTTAATATTTAAAGGCTCTTGGCTATTTTCATCAATCACAATCCATTCGATGCTCATTTGATTTGTTTCCTTATTGAATTTATAAGATCCGTCCTCATTCTGATAAAGTCAGGCAACTCAATATGTGCTGGGCATTTTTCTTGCTGTATAGTTTCACATGCTTTTTCAAGACCAGCATTATACGCAGTTTTTCTATCAATCATTTTATTGTGATCTTCACGGTCCTTTTCCATCTGGCCTATATCTGATGCTACGCTCGTCATAGTTTTTCCTTTGGTTTGCGTTTCCATATTACCCAAAATCCACAGGTGGGGCATTGCTCCTGGGTATGCCGTTTAGATTTTTTGTCCATCCAATCGCTCCGAGCGACATAGCCTTCAGGCTGTTTAGTATGTTTTTTCACGTCTGGACAATCCTCAAATTGAACATATTTGATATCAATATTGCTCATTAGTGTAATCCTCTTGATACGGCAATACCTCGCCTAGTTATGTAAATCTCACAAGTAAAACACCCTTTAAATCCTGGCACTAATTCGGCGGCAAGTAAGCCTTTGTCAATTAAACTCTGACCCTCTGGAGATACATATAAACCTGCCGAATTGGTAAATTCCATGTGATCTAGTAAGTCTCTTTCATCTTTGGATAAGGCGTTCATTAGTTTTGCTCCGGAATTGAAAGACGATCATAAATCAAATCATATAAATCATGCTCATTACCATCCCAGTTCCAAAAAAGAACCATGCACACGATAAGAAACCAAGCAAAGCCGGAACTTTCTATATTGTTATTTATGGATTTTCCGCTCATTTGTCTAATCTCCTAAATGCAGTAACCTTGTCGCTAGATTCCCAACAAACCCCATCCAACCAATTGGCGGGGCAATCATCCGGGTCAGCACACCACATCCAGTGATCGTCCTTATAACCATGTGTGGCAATAAAGCGGTCACCATATTGCGTCTTCACCTCGACTATAACGTCCTCCGGTGGGTCGGCGGCTTCTAGGCTCATCCAATCGCTCACTTAAAAACACTCCTGAATTGAAATCTTCACTGCACGTACCTGCTGGTAATCACGGAGCCAACGCCAATGAAGGTCACGCTCGTGAGCCGTGACCCATGACGAACAATGTTGATCCAGAAACGCTTTAATGGCCGCCTGACGAGTGGTCTTGATTGTATGCGGTGATATCCTGAATTTTTGTGAGCGTTTTTCTTTAACAGCCCACATCTTAAGTTTCCTGCTCGTTTGATTTGGGCTATTCATTGCAATTTCCCTTTCACCATTTCAGCTATTGATTGGACTGTGTTCAGTCTGTCGAAATCTTCCCAAACAAAATTTACACCATATTTATCATTAAGCCTTATGGAAATTTCTGCCAAATCCATGGCACCCATATTATAATCTTCCACCAAATCTTTACTGGTAGAATAATTACTTTCCGCTTCGTAATAATCTACAAAGGCGTCAATTACTGATTGTTCAATGCTCATTAGTCTTGCTCCGTTTGCTCAAATTCTTCCCAAAATTTATCCGCCTTATCTTTTGCTTTTTCAAAATTTACTTCTGCACGCCAGGCCATAAATAAACCAATCAATAACAAGGGAGGATAGATCCACAATAATAATTCGTCGCCACTCATTTGCCTGTCTCCCGGACGTTAGAGTTTTTCATTTGTTTCATTCGATTCTCAAAGTGTGCCGTTTAAATTTAAATGGTTTCTGTCCACCACCAGCAGTGCCGACATGCCATTTATTACAAACCTCACACTTGTATGTTTTGACATTCCCTCGCCTAACTCCACGCTTGGCGGATTTCTGAGTAGGATAAGGATGTTTCCCCGTGCAAGCACTCAAATCAGCATCGCTCGTCATAGTTTTTCACTTTCTTCT